ACTTCTGTTGCCTCCACTTGCATCTGGGTATATGTAAATCTTATTCATAGGGTATCTGGCTTTGATCTCTTGGGCAATGCTATCTGTATCGTGACTGCCACTAATCTCATCAAATATTAACAATTTTTGATTTTGTATAATACCGATCACGCAGTTCATATTCCCAATATTAAAATCTAGGCCCAAGCGAAGAGGTTCTAATCCTATCTCTGGCTTAATGTTGGTGACATTGTTTTCTCTGGTAAACCGATCATATACTTGCCCAGTAGTTAAATTAATAAACTCTCCATTAAGGTAAGCTTGCAACATTGATGGGTCATAGTTGCTTTGCATACGTTCAATGAAGTCACTGGGCAAATGTGGGTTGTCTTGTGTCCTCATCTTGATTAGCTGCCTATCTGTTCTCTCCTTTGCTTCGTCTGTACCAAAGGTGTTATATAGCCATCTAAATCCTTCTGGTGTACTAGCTGCACAAAACTGGCGAACATTACCAGCCCTAAGTCGTCCTAGTATCTTTGGAAAAGCTTTATCACAAATAGCTGGTGAAACTGTGTCGATTTCATCAACTAAGACGTGCGATAAATTTAAGCCTATAATCCTTGAGTAGTTTTCAAAACTTCTGCATAAAAGCTTGCTGTCACCTTCTTTAAAGTGCAAAGTATATTCTGGCAGTGGACTAGCTCTGAAGCTGTAAGGGATTTCATAATATTCAAGAAACTGGTCAAAGTCTGTAATCCAAATGTCTCTGATAAGCGGTGCTACAGGCTCAAGGATTGCACCAATAAATCCAATATTCATTGCAGCTAACTTAACTGCCATACTGCACAATGCTCTTGTTTTACCAGCACCATACCCTGCACTGAGTCCTACTATTTCATTCTGATTATCAAAGAACTGCTGTTGCGGTGGGTGCAAGTCAGCCCTGATCCTTTCCAATAAGTCATCAGTATCAACATCAACATATCGACTACCTATGTGATCTAATACAGAACCTTCCCTATTCAGTATGCTCAAGACATCACCTGACCGACCTTTGCCATTGAGTTTATACAGCCCAAAGCTACTGTTAACTGCCCTGATTTCCTAGCCTCTTTTGCTAGTGATGCATATTGAGCTAGAACTTCAGCCGTAAATTGTCTCCTATCAATATCAAAGTCTTGTTTTAAAATCACAGTTGCCTCTTGAATATATCTATCTATCGACCTTTGACTAACACCCCACTCAGTTGATGCAAACTGACTTATTTCTGATCGAACAGTACCAACAGACAAAAGCTTTGCAACTTTGTTCACTCTGAACTCATGCTCATTCTTGCTAGTTCTGCCGTTAGACACTATGAAAATATGATTTTTATTATTCAATTTAATCAATTAACTAAACGGCCTAATCTTTTCACCAATAATTCATAAGTTTCCATAGGTGTCATGTCCGAAGCTTTAGCAAGTTTGCAAAGTTCTTTCAGATTTTGTGGGCCTTCGACCCAAGAAGAGATATCTTCAATTTTTTTTAATTTCATGGCTTTTGTTTTTGTTTTGCTTGATTTTCCCAGCTTGTTTTAAGAAATATTAGTTCATCAATTCTTTTTCTAAGTGCATTGATGCGATCATTGTTGAAGCTGTCAAAATCTTTATTTTTCATAGAGATTTAATTGTGAAGTTTGCAAGTTGATCTTTCACCTTTTGTACTTCTGGTGGTAATTTAGTTTTTTTCTTTTTTAAATTATCAGCAATAATTTTATTCATGAGCTTTGTTGTTTTGATCCAGTTTTCTTTTCTAATGTTATGGATTTCTCTGACAATATCAATGTCGAGGTTAACACCAATATTGTTTCTAATTGTTCCATCAAGTTCTCTGTATCCTTTGCAGATTAATTGATTGTCCTCATCATATTTGGCGTTAGCTGCGGAACAGTAGCAAATAAGAGCTAAATCATGTCCACCACAGCGTTTTCCTGAGTCATCTATATCATAATCAGGCAAGTGTTGGTTAATTAGTCCATCAGAGTTGTGGATTATTCCAGAATCGTTACAAGCATGGCATTCATAGTATGGTGCTTTAAATGTAACTTCTCGATCAATGGGTGATCTTTTATAATTTTTCATTTGTTTTAATTTTTGCAGTTGGTGTTAAGGGAAAAATTAGTGTTGAATTATCGTAATATTGATGAAAAACATATTTTTGTGTTCCTCGATAAAAAGTTCTAGGTTTGTATTTAAATTCTTTCATGGTGTTAAAAAGGGGTGTTTTTAGGTTTTTTAAATGTAACTGCTTTATTTGTAGCTGTCAATAAATATTGTTCATATTGACCATTTTTTATCCACCTATGAGCATCAGGAAACAATGGTGTGAACTTATCAGCCTTAAGTGTCTTTGTTCTAGCTCTTATATCGGCCTCAAGGCATTGTTTTAGTTTTTCCCTTGTGTTTGTATCTAACTTCATAAATTCATTGTATGCTGGCTTTTTTGATAGAGATATTGTTCTCATGTCTTTTGGTATTTCCAGATAAGTTTTCCAAAAAGGTTCAAAGCTTTTATTTTTATAGTTATTTGTTTTAGTTATATTGTTTTTCTTAGGGTGTACCTCTGACACTACCCCAGTGTCTCTCTGATACCCCCCTAGTGTCTGTGTGACACTACCCCTAGTTCCTGTGAGATACCGCCCATTGATGGCTGGGTCTGGGACAGGAAGTGCTTTGCATTGCTGCCAGATACTGACTCTGTAGCAATTGGTTTTTTGGTTAAACTCATCAATCCGATATTGTTTTTGTAATAGGCCAAGTTCTACTAATTCATTGACAGTTCTGATAACACTTGATCTGGACATCTTGGCATCTTTGGCAATAGTGGCATAACTAGGCCAAATGTTTGGATAGTAGCTTTGTAAAACCCATATTACTGTCAGTTGATATGGTGTTACTTTGCCCTTTAATGCTGTTGGCAAAGCTATGAATGGGGTATTCTCTGGAATAAAACTCATTTTCTATGGAATATATTATTTCTGTAAAAGGCATGGAATCTGCTCCACAGGGAAGCAAAAAACACGTTGGCAATGGAATAATGGTTGAGACAAGTAAACGTCTAAAGTCATGGCGAAAACAGGTGAATTTGAGAGCAAAGTTAATAGTGGACGATATAATCAAAGAACCAGTTGAGATAGAGGTGGTGTTCTGGTTCAAACGTCCGAAGCTTCACTATCTCCCTAATGGCATGATTCGTCAATCAGCCCCTGTGTATATCACCAACAAAAACAAAGGTGATCTGGATAAACATTGCAGAGCATTACTGGATAGTCTAACTAAATCCGCATTTGCTGACGATAGCCAAGTTGTATCTTTACACGCTGTCAAAAAGTATTGTGAAACAGAATCTGAAACTGGTGCAAACATAAAAATAAGAACAATCAATGAAACGGATTTCATGGGTAGCTTGTCCTAAGTGTCAAGAATATACAGATCAAAAAGTAAGAAGATCAGACCGCAACTCTAAACACGTTATTGTAAGGCGTAGAGAATGTTATGATTGCGGTCATATTTGGCACACTATCCAATATCCAGAAATGATCGTTGAAGATATAAAAGCAAAATATACTCTCTGCGAATAGGCAAAAAAAAAGAGCCTTGCTTAGCTCTTTGTTAATTGGTGGCTTCTGTAAACTAACCACTTAGTACCTCGCACTTCCCATCTGCTGAAATGGTCGATGTCTGTGTTTGCTGCAATTAATTCATCTGCGTATCTTGTAGCTAACTCTCCACCATAACCGCCATTTATGAATCTAAGTATGATGTCCTGTCTTGTAAACCACTTGCCGCAATCCATAGCGGTAAAAATGCCTTGAATAACTTTTTTTGCTCTTGGTCTAGTGAAGTTCATTTGCTGAAGTTGTATCTATAAATAAATATATATTATATTTAAAAAACTGTCAAGTATTTAATATTTATTAATGGTAGTCGGGTGATGGATAAGCACTTCGCTTGCTCCCCTGCCTTTCCCTGCTTTACTCAGGGTGTTGTATGGCTTTCAGATCCGCTTTGCATGGATCATCAGGCTACCCGACTCATAATTCATTTAAAGCGTGTTCAAGAGAATAAACAACTCTGGAAATAATTCCAGCGTCAAGATGTTCTCTTGCAATACCAGATCCTGATGGTGTTGATGGGTTTTTTTTCAAAAACTGTCTGAGCCTATGGGCATCTTCAGCTTTGATGTTTAGAAAGATGTTCATGTATCGTCTAAGGTAGCGAAGCATGGGCAATCTCTTACATTTAGATATTAACTCCTAAAACAGAGGATCATCACATTCTGGAATATTTGCAGTGTAAATAATATCGTCACAATTTTTTATCTGTAGCTGTATCAATGCAATCTTTTCTATTGCTGCATAAACTTCTTTTTTAGTTCTAGGCTCACAAAGATAATCAACATACTTTTCTGATTCTTGCTCCAAAAAAGCTTTTTTAAACTGGTATTCAAGTTTGTCCTCAGTCATCTTGAGCTTTTTTTTATCCATTATATTTCCACTCCTGTTGCTTTTCAAAAATAAAAAGTTCATGGCTTACATGAATATATTTATCTCTGAATGTTTTTTGAAAGTCTTTGTTTTCCACAAGCATATTAAGGATAATTCTTGAAACAAATCTTGCTTTTACATTTTGTGAATACATGGCTTTAAAAGTGATCTTAAATAGTTCAACATCACCTTTTATGAGCTTTTCTATCTCTTCCTTGAACTCATGCCTTACAGCAAGCTCAGAAAGATGTCTTGACTCTTCAGTGTCGGGAGTGACAACAGCCTCTTGAATAAGGGCTTGAGCAAGTTTAAGTCTTTGATCTTTGTTCATTACTAATCCTCCCAAACTGGATATTGTGATGGGTCAAGCTCTGGAAGTTCTGGAAAGTCTTTTATAAGACTAAGCTCCTGTGTGTGCTTCATCTGCCTGTAATCTCTGATAATTACACCACAGTCCCACACAGTTTTCTTTGTGCCATGTACAGGCCATTTCTTTTGGTTTTTAGTCCAGTTGTCCACAACTTTGTAAGCTCTTCTCATCTGCTCTTTTGGTGTTTCATTTGGTAGCCTCTGAATTAGTGCTACAAACTGGTGTGCATTTGGGTCACAAGTGCCAGTCCCTATTTGCTCTGTGTAGATGCAATATAGGTTTGTTGTGCAGATTTCTTGTTGTAAGTTTTTCATTTCTTTTTGGGGTGATAGGTTAATAAAGACCCCACCAGTTGAGGTGGGGCTGATTTGGTTTAGATTATTTTGCTAAGAGTGATTTGAATGTTGTTTCATTTAGCCACCATAGGTCTTGACCCCAGATAGCTTTTTCTGCCTCAGTGTCACCTCTAGACTCAACGTCTAAAGCACCTTTGTTGATTAATGAACCAACAACACCTTTAAGTTGTTGTGTTGTAATGTCAAGCTTTTCAGCTAATTTTTTGGTATCTCTCCAATCAATGAGCCAATCTGCTGGGTCATCTAATCCATAGTCTGACTCTTCTAAGTCATCTACATACCAATCTATTGGAAACTGATCCATGACTTGCTTTTCAAGGTCAGTAAAAGTAAAAGTAGTTTCTTCTAACTTGTTTGTTTCGTGGTTGTATGCAACACCTTTGATTGTTTTGTTTAGTGCTGTGTGAGTTTCTGGAAGCTTAGTCATTTGAATCCTTTGCGAAGTTTGAATAATCAGCCGATCTCTCGACCTCATATTTAAATAATACATGAATAATATATATATGTCCACCCTTGCCCTG